GGCGCGCGGCGACGCCCTCGCGTACCAGCGCCCGCTGCTCCTTCGTCAGGGACATATCCAGCGGGGTGGTATCTGTAGGCGGGAGGGTCGGCTCGGTTGTGTCAACCGCCGGAGAGGCTCCAGGGGCGGCGATCCCGGTGGGGGTGGCTACTTGCGTACCCCCACCCCCGGCGTTCGGCGCCTCCTGCGCCGCACGGCGCGCCGCGATGCCTTCCCGCACGAGCGCCCGCTGCTCTTTCGTCAGGGACATGTCCAGCGGGGTGGTATCTGTCTCGGGGAGCGTGACCGTCGTGGCGGCCGGCGGGGTGGCGGCGGCGGCGGTTTTGGCGGCCGCTACGGTGCCGCCCGGGGGCGGGATCGGGTTCGGCTGAGCGCGCAGCGTGGCGCCCGTGACCGGCTCACCTACATCTGGCGTCAGTGGCGCCGTCTTAGGCGTGGGGGTGAAATCAGTCCTGAATATGTCCGCAGCGGCGCCGGCCGCCCGGCCAGCGGCTCGGGCAACCGGAGCGGCCGCCTTGGCACCGGCGCGAATTGCGGCGGGGGCGCCGAGCGCGGGCAGGTCGGTGCCGATGTCCTGGGCGACTTCGCCTACGGCACGGTACGCATTTTCCGGCAGTGCGGCCTTGAGGCCGGCGCCGACCGTACTCTTGATGGCTTCGCCTGGCAGACCCATCAGCGTCTCAGCCGCCTCAGCGCCTTTCGGTGTAGCCGGCACATAGTCCGCCAGCTTTGAGATCTTTTCCGACCATTCGCGGCCGCGTGCGTTCGCCTGCTCGGCCGCGGCCGGTATCAGATCCGTCCTCCCTGTGCCAACAGCAGCGACAATGCCAGGTACGGCGGTGGCTTGTCCAAGAAGACTTGCGACGGCCGCCGGCACAGCCAACGCATAGCCGGCCGCTGCGCGCGGTAGGCCGGTGATAGAGGATGCGGCTGCCCCGAATGTCTTCTCTGGCGGATGCGCCATAAAGTTGGCTACCGCCTCATCGCCCACCTCTTTCGGCACACCGTGATACGGATCCTGGCCGTACGTTTTCTTGTACAGGTCGACCGGATCGGGCATGCCGCCCGCCGGATCCGACGGCGCTTGCTGTGTAGCCGGATTCAGTCCGATGGCGCCGGGATCCGGCATGCCGCTAATATCGACGGGTGCGCCGGCCACTACAGCCCCAACGCTTTGCGGGTAGCCTGTTCGTCCTTCAGTCCGTGCTTCTGCATGTACGCCTTCACCTGCTCATCAGAATATTTTGGCGGATTGTTACCTGCCGCGTTCGGTTTGGCCGGGGTAGGGATCGTTTCCTTCTCCATCGGGAAATGTTCCTGGTTCCACGCCGGGAACTGGTTCGCGTCGTTGCCCGCATGCAAGTACGAAGGCACGCGCTTCGCGGAGTCGACCGTGTACTGTGCCATCTTCTGACCCTGCGCTATCATATCACGCATAGCCTCCGGCTGCATTCCCGGCGCGGGGCTCAGCTCGGTGGTCAGCATCTTCGCCTCCATCTGCGTCATCTTAGCAAAGATACCTTTGCCAGACTGCAGGGCGGCGGTGCCCAGCATCTTCGCCAGCTCCTGGTAGTCGCCGGTCTTGGAAGCGTTCTGCCACCCGACCGGAAGGTACTTGCCGGCCTCTTTCGATAGCTTCGCGTCCCACGCTCCGCCGTCGTACCGGCCCTTGGCGAGGATATCCTGCGCGGCCTGGTACATCGTCAGCGCCGCAGAGGCGGCACCTACGCCCTGGTTAGACGTCTTTGCCAGCTCGTTGCGTGCGGTGGTCTGGTTCTTCATGTCGTCGAGCACGGGGGGCGGCGGCGTGTGCCCGATCTGCGGCGTGTACGGCGCGCCGTTGTTCGACGGCGTGTACTTGTACTTCGAATCCTGCAGCGCGGTGGTCAGCTTGGGGTCGAGCTGCCCCTGCGGGGTGGTCGCGGCGCCGACGCCGTTCACCGGCTTCGGTGTGCCGTCGGCTGGCGCCGGGGCGGCGGCGGCGGCTTGCTGCTTCTGCACGGTGGTGAGCGCGGTCTGCGCCGTAGCTCGCGCCTCTTGCTTCGGCGCGCTGTTACCGCTCAGCGTTGAGGCGGCGCCGGGTAGGCCCAACTGCGATGCGCGCACCATCATCCAGTCGCCCGGGCCGTTGATGTTCTTCGCGCCGCCCATCTGCGCGGCCTTCCACGGGGCGACCTTGATCTTGCCGCCGTTGCCGTCGTCCATATCTACCGACGGCGTGATCGCCTCGTGCGCAAGCTTCACGTACTGGTCGGTCGAGAGGCCGACCTTCTCGACGCCAGGGATCGGGATCCCGGTATCTTCGTCGCGGTAGACCCCGGCCTCGTCCTTCACGGCCTTGCGGCCGGTATACTGGTGCACGGCGCCGGCAACGTGTGAGGCGAACATGCGCGCGGCCGCGTCTTCGTCTCTGTCCTCGTCGGGGTCTTTCGCGAACTGGCGCCGGATCGCGGCGACGGTCTCGGGGTGGGACGCTTCGAGCACGCCCATAGCTCCACCCTCCGGGGCGTCTGTCACAGCGTGTAGCTTGTCGAAGTCATCGCGCGACTCCAGCTGATTGTTTTGTGTCTGTTGCTGGATTCGCATATCCCGCATCGCCATAACGCGCTTCGGCCCCATACCGTACTGGTCGCCCGGGTCTACCAGATACGAGCGACGCAGTGCGGCCATCTCCTGCGGCGTGTACTGCGGCACGAAATACTGCGAGCGCAGCGCGGCATCGATCTTGTCGGGCTGGTAGAAGTTCTGGTCGGAGGCTACCGCCGACTTGTCTTCGGACGCGATGTCTTCTCCGGGGGTGCGCGGCGCGGAGCCGGCGCCGCCCCCTGGAGCGTTCCCGCCGACACCGGACTGGTCGCCCGAGCCGACAGACTCATCGTGCAGCTGCGAGAGGATCAGCGGCATGCGCGCGGCCATCAGCTTGTTCTGCATGGCGGCGGCTTGCGTCTGCTGCTGCGTCTGCGCGGTGCTTGCGGCCGTGTTCGCCTGGTTGGCCGTCGCGGTCGGCCCATAGTTCTGCGACGCTATGTTCGCGAGGCCGAGGTTGAATGAACCGCTGTCAGGGATGTCGCTCATTATGGGCCGCCCAGAAAGTTAGTACCGCCGGTCAGCCAGTCGGTGGAAGCGCCGCTCGTGTCGCTGGCGCCGTAGTTGGCCGACCCCGCAAACTGAGACGTGTCCGCAGACCCTATGATGTTCCCGTTCGCGTCGTACTGCAATGTCTGTCCAGGGGGAGCTGTCGGCGTGGACCCGCCGAGATTGTTAGGGTTGCCGGTAGTGGTGCCGTTGCTACCGCCAAGATATTTAGCGGCAGCGCCTACCAGGCTGGTGCCCGCCCCGCTGGGATTGAAGAGGCCGCCGACGGCGTTCGAAGCGCCAGACACGCCGGACGCCTGCGCGTAGCCCTGGTTCTGCTGCAGTGTGCTGATGTTCGCGCCGGTCTGGTAGGTAGGTGTCGCGATGCCGGCGTTCGCTGTGCTGCCGAGGCCGGCCGCACCCATCAGCTGATTGATGTACGTGTTGTAGTCCTGCGACGCGGTGCCGGTCACGTACTGACCGATGGCCGCCGCAGTGTTCGGGGTGTACGCGTTGCCCATCGCCGCAGCCTGGCGCTGGACCGCTTGCGTGCCCTGGCTCACAGCGAACTGGTACCCGGGCATATTCATGAAGTTCGAGTAGTTTGCGGGCTGGCCGTTCGTGCCGAGCGCGGCGCCGAGCTGCGTCTGCGCGCCCTGGCCTAGGTTCTGCTGAGTGCTCCAAATATTACCTATATTGCCGAGCGTGGACTGCTGCGTCCCGATAGCGTTCGCCTCAGCTCCCGTCATCGCCTGCGCGGCGTTCTGCGATCCGTAGATACCGGCGCCAGCCTGAAGCACGCCGGGCAGCGCGCCCGAGATGGTTCCGGCTAGAGATGAGTCTGTACTTGCCATGTTACCGTTGTTCCCCTGTCCGCCTGTAACCGCGCCGTTGATATTGCCGACGTTGCCGCCACCGGAGCCTTGTACGGCGCCGGTCGCTAGGTTCGATCCTACCTTGCCGGCGAGCGACGACGCTGCGCCAGGTACGCCGTAGTAGCTGCCGAGCGTGCTAGCGCCGGCCCCTATCCCGCCAGTGAGGCCGCCGAGCAGCGCATCCTTCCCGACGTTGCCGCCGCTTAACGCTCCGAGCGCTGCTCCGCCTCCGGCACCAACCAGCGCGCCCGCGCCGATAGATCCAATCGCGCCAGTAGCCGCGCCGGTAGCGCCGCCAGACGCTATCGCTGCGCCGCCGGCAATCTCCGGTGCGAGAGCGCCGACAGCGTACGGGGCGGCTACCGCCAGAGCGAGCATGCCGATGTCGGCGCCGTACTTGCCTAGAAAACTTTTCGTAGGCCTCGCACCTACGAACCTCGCGACGTCAGGCGTCGCGCCCTCTTGCGAGAGGTTAGCCGCCTGGTCGCTGCCGCTCGTTATCGCGCTGGCCGCGCCCCAGTTGCCGTACGGGTTCTGGCCTAGGTACCCGTTGGTGCCGGTATTGTTGCCGTGGTACGCGCCTGTGCTGTTGAAGGCGGCGTAGTATGCGTCGAGTGACGACGCGTCCCACTTCTTCGTCGGGTCAAACGCCTGCAGTCCCTGACTACTCTCCAGCGCCTGCAGGAGCGGGTCTGTCGTCTGCGCACCCATGTTGGTGCCGAACATGCTCGACGTACCGAGAGCCGTGTTCCACGCTCCGGCGTAGTTTCCAGAGTTCAGGTCGTTGTACGTTGTCTGCGCCGCATTCAAGAACGCGGGCGAGTTAGACGGCGAGTTAGCCGCCCCCGGCGTTGCGAGGGTGTTCCCTGTCCCTGTGGTAGAGCTTACGGGAGCGGCCATGATTTCAGGTTAGATCACTTCTGCGTCTTTTCGTAGACGTGCATCCCACCTATCCCAAGCAAAGCGAACAGCATCGTCGTGCTCGTGCCAGTATCTACAGCCGGCAACGTCACCGGGTGACCAGCTAGCGAGCACGCCCACTCGATAGGTGACTTCAGTGTCGCGATGCCGAACCCTATGACGCATACCCACCCGGCGCCATCGCGGAAGCTTAGGCCCGGCTTCGCAGCCTCCGCCGCGTTCGCCTTGATCTGCTCGATGTTGGTCTGGAGCTGCGCGTCCATCTCTTTGAACATGCCGGCCTGCTGCGCGTTCAGCAGGGCGATCTTGGCCGCCGCCGCCTCCGTGGGGTTGGGCCATATTTTGTTGACGGCGGTGCCGAGCAGGTCGGCTATCGAGCCGATCCCGGTGATATCAAGCCCCATCGGGATACTCCCCGCTCAGAAAATAATTAGCGATGCGGGTGGCGCGTCCCGGCGTATCGAGGCCGTGCGGTTGCACCTCCTTGGCCCACAGGCTCGCGAGCAGGTGGTCATGCACGCCCCGCCAGTTCTTCGCGGTGATAAGAGCCCGCGTCGGCCCCCACGCCTCCCACTTGCCGGCCATGTTGAACGCTATCTCGTAGAGCGCGTTCTTGCGGCAGTCCGTGTCACACGATTCGAACTCTGCCCACCGCGACGCGAGCCGCATCGCGTTCATGATGTCGGTGCTGAACCAGCGGTCGCTGGTAGACTGTGGGACGGTGAACCCCTCCCACGAGCGGCCCGGCGCCGGACGCGGCAGCAGGTGCCCGCGGCCGCAGGTCCAGTTACCTAGCGAGTCTGGATACGCCTCAAGTTTGTCATTTTCCGCCGCGTCGAGATCCACAGCAAGACGTCGATCAATAGACGGGTCAAGAACCGTTTCATTCGTGATGGCCATGTTGTGTCTTCCTCACCTGAGATTGTATGTCGTGGACAGTATCTTTGATATCGTCCAGCGCCTGTTGCATCGCTGCGTTCTGTTGCTTGATGGCGTCCAGCTGATCGTCGTGCTTAACGATGTGGGTCTCCGTCTGTGCGCTCTTGTCCTGCAGCTCGATGATCTGCTCGTTGACTGAGCCCCAGTGATAGCTGGTCGTGTACAAGCCGCCGGCTGTGGTAACGACCACAGCTACGGCAGCTACCATCGACTCTGTCGTCCAGTGCAGGGTCATCTCGCTCTCGTTCCTTCAGCGTTACGCATAGCGCCTAAACCAATCGAACACAGCAGATGCCTGCTGTGCACTATTGTTAGCTTCCGAAGCGAATAGACCTATCCCTGCGGGGTTAGTGATTAGGTACGCGCCGACTGCTTCTTGTGTAGCGAGAGCGTAGACAACGCCGTCCTGCGAAACGTACCAACGTAGCGTAGTCCCATCGAACGTGATCCGATAGTACACGGCCTGCCCGTTAGAGGTCATCGGCATGACGCCGGCCCACTGATCCAACAGTACGCTACTGCTCGTACTCGACGTAAAGAGCGCAGAAACTGCAGTAGTTGGGGAACTCCACCGTGCAACATTCCATCGCAGATAGCCTGCACCGGAATCGTAGTACGACGACATCGTATAGCTCAGGCCGCCGCCGCCTGTGTTGTCCCCTACCCACATCCCGCCACGGCTATCTGAGCCGGTCTGCACATTATACCAATCTATCCCTAGCAACTTGCAGCGAAAGTCCCACGCGGCGCTGGGGTTAACAATTGACTGTTCAACGATGGCTACGCTACTAATACCACCCGTAGCTGCATTGAGGACTAGAGCACCTGACGTGACGTTCGCGGTCGATACGCCTTGGTTGAGCCAGGACCAGGCTACTGCGCCTGCACCGCGGGCGCCAGTCAGATCGAGCGATGAGCCAAATTCAAACTCATCATTAGATGTGTTTGGAGAAGCGGGGTGCGTGTCAGGGGTTACGTTCGCCGAGGGGGCACCTGTGAAACCAATCGTCGCGTACGGACTCGAAATGTTGCCGGTGATAGTGATACCGTCCACTCCGATAGCATTGCGAACGTCGGCACCCTTCAGCATGTTGCTGATGAACCCACGGAACCACTTCGGGTCCCAAGTCTTCGGGATCGAGAGCGCGGTGGCGCCGGTCAGCCCTGGCTTTGACTTTAACGGGGTCGCCATACTACTACCACTTGCAAGGTTCAACCATCGCGGTCACGTCGACAGTAAACGTAGTCGACGCGTCCGTAACACGGAACTGCAGCACCAGACTATAGTGCTGCCCGAGGTTCCACCATACCGCACGGTTGTCCGTGTCGCCAGGCAGCCCCAGCGTCTGCGAATCGTCGCCAGATACATCGAACGTTTGCCCCCAGTTGTCCGAAAGCAGCAGGCTGATGCGCGGCGCGACGCCCGGCGTCGGCCCAGCGCCGGCCGTAACTACGGCCTCGACGCGCCGCACGGTCTGGCGGTTGTTCTGGCTGTAGATCGCCTGCGTAGTGAACGCGCACACTGTCGGCGCGTTGGTGTTCCCGAACTCATTCTGGACGGTGTCGTCCAGGTACCCTATGGTGCCGCTCTCTGAGTCGCCGACAAGTTGTTTGCCGAACGCATTCAGGTAGGCGATGCCGCGGTACTGCACCTCTTGGCCGTTGAGCACCGACACCAGGTCGAACCACTGCTGCGTCACGCAATCGTAAACGAGCGTGCGCTCCGCAAGCGGTATCGTCAGAACATAGAATGGGTGCCCGTTCCAAGTAGGGCCGCCGGCTGGCGACGATAGGGCGTACGTACCGAGCAAGAGCCCTTGCTTGTTCGCGTTCGATAGTACGGCCTCGACGCCAGCTGTCGAGATGCGGGTCGGGGTCTGTCCCTCGCGTCGCCGCACGGTTAGGTCATTGCAGACCCAGAAGACCGAGTTGTCTTGGAGCGCGATGCTGTAGGGACACATCGGGTGCACGCCGTACGGCATGTACGTGTCCGACGCCGCGCTGAACGGCGTGCCGGTAGGGTTGCCCGTGTTGACGAACCCTTCCGACGAGCGCGAGCCGAACATCAAGATCTCGCGGTGGTCGACGCACATCCCGTAGAACGGGTCGGTACCGAACTGCCGGTTGAACGACGCGGCGGTAGTGAAGGTAATCTGCGCGTTGCCGGACACCTGCCGCCCGTCATCGTTGAAGAACGTGTACGACCCGTTACCGTTATTATTGTTCGCCAGGAACACGATGTAGGTGTCGACGAACCAGCAATCAATTGCACCACCAAGCGCCAGGAAGAACGCGCTGGTCAGCTGCTGCACGCCACCCCCGCCAGAGAACGGTGTGTACGTGTAGCATACGTCGGTACCAGGCACCAGCACCACCAGGCACGCGCCGTTGTCCGTCATGCGAACGAACCCGTTGCCGATGATGCCGCTGGCCGAACCTGGCACGAGGGTGAACGCGCCCGCGCTGCTTACTGTGTAGAGATCGAACCCTACTACAGCGTACACGACGCCAGCCATCTCCCACATGCCGCGCAGCGGGTTGGTCAGCCCGCTCGGAGTGAACGTAGAGAGCCCAGGCCAGCGCCGCAGACACGCCGGCTGCTGGTCTTTGGTGTCGTCAGGCTGCGTCTGCGGCGCCGGCTCCGGGTAGCAGCCGATCAACCGCTTCGAGCCGGCGCGTAGGTCGGCGAGCTGGTATGAGGCGAGCGGGAGCGGTACGGTGGTCGGTTTCGCTGGAGCCATTAGAGCCAGTTCGGCCCACCCCACGGGCCGCCTTGCGGACGTGATAGCTCGCCGAGATCGCACTCGGTGTACTTCAGGTACCGCTTGGTCAGGCGCCGGAAGGCTGCCATGATCATTCCACCCAACGAAAAAGTATCGTCCGGGCTCATCGGCGGCGATATCGTGATCCCGTAACGCGCGGAGAGCCACGCGGCCAGGATGTACTTCACGTCGGCGATGTCTTCGTCTTTGAGAGGCGCGATGCTATTCAACTGCGCAATCGTCTGCGGGTACCAGCCAATGTTCCCCCAACCGTCGCGCATCTGCGTCAGAAGGTTGTCGTTGAGGATCGTCATCCCGTTGGCGGACTGCGTGGGCGTAGGTTGCCGCCCCTCGCGTACGACGCCAAGAATCTGGAAAGATTCGGTGATGATCTGCTGGTTCGTCTGAGCCACGTCGCCTCTCTGAAATTAGATGCCGGTCTCTCCCGACTTGTCACGTCTACTTAAATGGGTGGACGTTCACCACAAGCGCCTACCGGGTGAGGGCGGCGGCGCTGTTTTTCTTATTGCACACGGAACCAAGTACGCGGAGCGACCGCAGCACCCGAGGCCGGCTGGAAGCCGTTCAACGTGTACTTGTACTTGATGGTGTTGATCGCGCTGCCGCCCGTGGTGGAGGCCACCACGGTGAGGGAAGCCGGGACACCGAGCCCCGCAGTCGCAATCGAGTCGCCGGTGTTGGCATTGACCGCAGTCAACGTAATGACCGAGCCTACAACCGCCGCCACGTTGCTGATCTCAGCACAGCAACCGTCCACCGGGTTCAGCGGAAGGTTGATCGTGAGAGAAACAGCAGCCGTAGGCTGCAGCAGGAGCTGCCCCGTTTGCATCGTGATGGTAGACCCCGTTACCAGGGTCGCGCCACCGTAGAAGTCGAACGGGATGCCGACAACGTCGCCGTGCCCATATCCAACTTGAATGTTAGCCATTTTCTATATTCCTATGGGTTAGGCAGCCGACGCGACTTCAATGTTCCGCACAGCCAGCTCGGGGTAAGCGAGCACGGCGCCGACAATCGAGTCGAGACGAGCCGGGAGCACGTCGTTAGACGGATCCCACTGTTGCGCGAAGCGGATGTTGTACCCTTCGAACGCTTCCGCAGCCGTCATCTTGACGAGGGGGCTGAGGTCGAGCATCGGGGGGTTCGCAAACACAATCGCGTCCCGGTACCAGCCGAGGGACTGCTTGATCAACGCGCCGTTGAGCGCGGCAATCGCGGCAGCGCCGCTCTGGCCGAAGACGCTGATAAGAGCGCCCGAGGCCGGAACGTTGTCCACGTTCTGGTACGCGCCGCCAGTGATGATGCCAGGCGCAATCGGAATCGAGATCGCGCCCGCGGTATCGCTGATGGTTGAGGTCACAACGAACTGCTTGGGACGGCCGAGGGACGCCTTCGTCTCCGGGTCTACTTCGTTCACGCCCGCGATACTGATGACGTCACCAGCGTTCAAGGTCGTGAGGCCAGACGCCCAGCCGTTGGTGACCAGCGTGAAGGTCGAAACGAACGCGTTGCCCGCGCCGGGGTTGGACTGACCGGCACCGTTGACGGCCGGGGCCGCCGTGGTGCTGAACGAACCGCAGACGTGCGTCGGGAGCTTCGTATTACGGAAGCAGACGTAGCCGGCGGCCTTGTCAGCGATCACACCCTCCAGCCACTGGTCGGAGACCGTGGACTCGGGGTTGAAGAGGCCCTTGTTGTCACGGACGAAGTACCGCGAGGTTTGCGGGGTCGCCGTGAAAGTGCGCCGGTCGTCTTCCGGGGCCAACGCTTCCGTCAGGTACTGCTCATTCTGGAGCAGCTGGTCGTAGGTAGCGGTGGTATTGAAGGCGCCAGTGAACTTCGGGACGTTGTTGACTTGTCCCGTGGTGAAGTTCTCGATGCCGGCCGCGAGGCGCGCCATAGCAGGTTCGAGCACTTGCTCTTCGAAGTTGTTCAGCAACATCGCCCGCTCCACCGAAGTGAAGTTGATGTCGACGCCGAGCTGTTGGTTGACCAACAGGGTAGCGAAGCGCTGGACAGAGTTCTGAGCGTTCATCTGCGGTCCGGTACGGAGCATGTACTGGAACGGGAGACGGATCGAGAGCTGTTGACCCAAGATGACCCCGTTGATGGGGCCGGGCAGCAAGCTCTGGTAGTCACGGTTCGTGCGACCCGTGAAGTTGCTCTTGGAGTGCAGCAAGACAAGCGCCTTGCGAGCGACCCATTGAGCGGTGATTAGTGAGTTAGCCATTATTCCTTTCCGATTTGTTTTAGTTCAGTCCGCGCATCTTCCGAGCTGTCTCGCGGGCTGACTGTTTACCGCCTCTGTGCCGCCGAGCGAACTCTTCCATCGACATGTTAGGGTCGACGATATCGCGTTCAGCTGCGCGGCCGCCGGCCCTTGTCGGGGTCGGGGGAGGAGGCGCCTTGGTGATGGACTTCTGTTGCCCTTGTTGCGCATTGGGCTTAGAGCCGTTCTGCTTGGATCCTGAAGTGATTTCTGACTCGATCTTCGCAATTATCTTCCCGATGGTGATGAGCTGCTGGGCAGGGGACTGCTTCGCCGTTCGTATGGCGAGCGCGGTATCCTTTCCAAACTCATACAGAATACGGGCGACGTGCTCCGACTGAGCGACGGCGATCCCTGCGTCCGGAGCCAGCTGGTTCGAAGCCAGAATCGGATTCTCCGTAACTACCTTCTTGTAGTCCGGGTTCGCTTTCGCAAACTTCTCGATTCTCTCTTCGACTACTGCGCGGCGTTTCACCGCCTCGTCCTGTCCGGTCATCTCGCGAACTATCTCACGAGCGGCGATCTTTGCCTGAGTCTTCGACCACTTCTGCATCTTGGCGCGGTACTTGTCGTTGTCGAAGGCGATGTCCGCGTCGGCTAGGTCCGGCATCGGCTCGTCCTCATCAACAGGAGGAGCAACTGCAGCTGTGGTTTGAGCTTCGGTGGGCTTGCCGCCGTTCTTCAACCGCTCCAGCTCGGACAGTGCGTCCTTGAGCTGGGTCTGCATGTGCTTACCAAATATCTTCGTGCCTTCGAGCAGATCGTTCAGCTCTACTATGCGTTCCTCAGCGGAGCCTTTCTTCGGTGCCGGCCGAGAAGTTGTCGCCTCTACGACTTCCTCTTCACCAGTCAAGTCCGTGTTGGGATCCGTTTCATCGCTGAGATCGACGTCTGCGGTGGACGTGTCCGCGTCTTCGTCCGAAGTCCCTTCACCAGAGTCGGTCTGGTCGCCGAGTGTGCCATCTTCGTCGACGATAGGGGCATCGTCGTCAACGAGCTGGTCCGAGACTGCCGCTGCAGCTCTGCCTCCCGGAGTGGCGTCAACTTGGCCCGCGGCGACCGCAGCTACGGCGGCGGCGTCGGCGGCGCGGGCGGGGGTAGCACCGCGAAACGGGTTCAACTTGTCGTCGACCTGCTTCTGCGGTTGCTTCTCGTAGTTCTCTAAATCCTCTCTCGAAAAGGCCATGATAGTCTCCTAATTACACGGCATACGCTGCCGCGAGGCGAGTCTCACCAGACTGGGAAAATCAAGCAGCCTTTTTCGGCTTCTTGGGCTTAGCAGCGGCCAGCGCCTTCGCGGCGGCAACCTTCTGCTCATTCAACTCCTGTGTGTGCTTCATCGTCAGCGAGTGCTTCGCGTGCATGCGCGCCATCTCGGCCTCGTGCGCCTGGGCGGCGCGCTGCATCTCTGCCTCGTGCTGTTGCTGGGCGCGCTGGTGCTCTGCCTGCGAGCTGATCTGCGCCTGTATCTGATCGTGCTGGTGCGCGCGAGCCTGCTGCGCTATATCCTGCTGGTGCTGCTGGCCCGCGTGCGTCAGATCTTGCAGATTCCCAACGTGCTTGGCGGCGAGATCCATCTGCGCCGACTGCGCTTCATTCTGGCGGTCTTGCGTGTCGGCGCCTATCTCGTGCGCCAGCTTGATGTTCGCCAGGTGCTTGCCGGCGGTCTCGTACTGAACCTTCTGCTGCTCCATCGGGCTAGCCTGAGCGCGAGACTGCGCGATCTGCGCGTCGGCGGTCATCTTCTGGGTCTTGCCCTGGAGCAGCTGCAGCTCAAGCGCCTGCGTCTGTTCCTGCTGCTGTTGCTGCGCGTTCTTCTTCGATCCGACGCCTGCCTGCTTCTCTTTCTCAGTCGGCTGGATGATGCCCTGCTGTATCAGCGGGATCCTCAGCCGGTTCGACATCTCTTGCGCGTCCGGCGAGTCGATGTTCTTCGCGATCAGGTCCTGGATAACGGGCGCGGCCGTCGGCATCGCCTCAGCGAACGAGATCAGCGTATCGAGCGCCTCCTGGCGCGCGGACTGGAAGCTCGGGCCGATGGTGACCTCAACGTCGTACGACCCCTTCGAGAGGTCGTTCATGATGTCGCCGGTCAGCTCATGCTCTTTGTTGATCTCTACCAGTTTCTCGACACCGTCGTTCCCGATGATGCGCACTACGCGCTCCGAGTCCATAACGGTCGGGATCATGTCAACCATCATCTCCCAGGTCAGCTGCAGCGCGGACCCGTACCCATCAATGAACTCGAAGCTGCCGAGGTCGGACCGCTTCGTGTGCTGCACGAGCGCCTTCCCTGAGACGCGGTTCATATCCTCCGCGTTCCCGAGCGCGGGATCAAAGTAGCCGATGGTGGCCTGAATGTCCTGGATCGACATCTGCGCGAGCGCCATAGCGCCCTGTGGCAGGTCGAGCGGCGGCGTGCGGAACGGCATCCCGCCCTCTGCGTTCTTGTCGACGTTGTACGGCAAGTACGGTCGCGAGGCGACGTTCGCCTGGTTCCACTCGTTCTCGTAGCCTTTGATCATGGCCTCCGTCACTAGGTACGGCGCCTTCGGCAGGAGCGCGCTGCGCTCGATCATGTCCGACGCGCGGGAGTTGTAGCTGCGCTGCGCGTCCTTGGAGTGGCGGACCAATGACTGGAACTTCTTGCGGCCTTCGATGTTGATGTAGCGGCCGGGGCATCTAACGACCGGGATCCTCTTCCAATCATAGTAGTACGGCCCTTCGAGCACGTTGGAGCCGTCTACCTTAACCCACATGACCTGCCACTTCGTGGTCTTACGGATCATCTTGGCACCGGTCTTCTTGTTCGTGGCGATGCGGGTGACGCCCTGCTTCTCGTGCGTCAGCCCGTGATCTTCGAGGTGCTCTTCAGTCGCCCTAAGGTCGGCGTCGTACTCGCGCACGGTACCGTCGGTCATCTTGGCGATCAACTTCTCGCGCGGAACACGCTCGAAGTACTCAGCTATGCGGACTTCCTTGTCGGTAAACCAACCGTAGCTGTCGCGCGACATGTTGAAGCTGGAGCGGTTGCCTACAGGATTCTCGCCGGTAGTGTACAGCTGATCGTAGATATCGTCGGAGATGCGCTCGGCGACTATGCAGCGGTTGGCGTCGGCCGCGCACGCGTCAGCACACTGCGGATCCCACACTACCGTCTGCGGGTTAGCGATATTGATGACACGCAGCACCTGATCGAAGGCGCCGTCGCCATCGTCCTGCATGTAGGTGGGCATGATGCGCCACGCACCGAACCCGCCAGCGACAGCGAACTTAAACTGCTCTTTGTATATCTGGTCAGCGCGGCTACATTTTTCGATATCGCGGCACAGGCCGCCAAAAATATCAGAGATTGCCTCAGACGCGCCGTCGGACGAGGGGCGAACCTTGCCGGCGGGGCGCGTCTGGCGCATGTCGGCGACCACCATGTTCACCGGCTGCAGGCACCGGTTGAAGGTGTAGCACGGCTTACCGCGCCTGTTCTGGAGAACAACCGGGTCCCACTGACCCATCGCCTCAGCGTTGTAGATGAAGTTCAGGTCTTCAGAGTGCATGCGCCGGTTCTCTTCCCACGCGCCGACACCATCGTCATGAAAATTGCGGATGCGCGACATCAGCGCGCCCTTGTCTTCGATGTCGAACCCAGGAGAACGGGGGAGCGCGCCGGACTGTCCCGGCACGTTTCCTACTAGGTCCCAATTGTCAGACGCGTTCGTACTAGCCATTTACGTCGGCATTTCATCCAAGATTGCGCGTTGCCCATCACCCACAAAAACTCCGTCGAAAGAGTTTGGTGGAACGTACTTGGCTACCCCGTCGTTCTTCCACTCGTGCACGGATTTCCCTTCTTTGGTCTTGCGGCCGGACTCAACCAACCGCTGGTGCTGGACACGAACCTGGTTACGAATAGCAGGGTTCTTGAAGCTGTACGGGGATACCTTACCCTTGCGCTCGATCACCAGGTTGTTCATTCCAGCCGTGACGTGCACTGTGTAGGTGCCCAGCTGCGCCTTGCGGCCGTTGGCGTCGACACGACGCGGATCTTCATCTTGCTGACACTCCTCGACGATCTTGCCGTCCGACGCTGGCCGCTTAACGAAGCGCCAGTCAACGATCTGCGTTGACGGGCCACCAGCCAAATCCGTCTGTTCGATCTTATGGGCCGACTGCTGTCGCAGGCGGATACCCTCTTCGTGCACCAACTTCAATGTAACGCTCATTTGGTCTCACCCCTTACGCTTGCTCGCGCGATTAAAAACTTCACCATCTCTTCACTGCGCCCTCTGATGGAGTCAATCATTTGCTTGATCTCGGTGGGCTTATATCCGTAGAACCAAAGCTCCCGGCGGCGCGCATCAACCAAAACGAAAACGCCTTTCCGGCGGAACTCATACTCCAATACGTGGATGGGGGTCACCCGCTCCATACACCACCCGGCGTCGCCATCTCAGGGGCCCAACTGAACCAGGGTACGCCACCATCGCTGGCCGGAGGAGCCTTCGCCACCTCGAACCCACTCATCACGTTGTAGCGTGTGGCGTCCATTAGGTGGTCATTCTTTTTTATTATATTTCCCTTCTCGTCGCGGCGGTACAGGCGCACTTCTTTGCGCCAGTTCGTCAGCGTGTTGAAGATACGCAGCTGCTGCGTCGAGAGCATGTCCCAGGTCTGCACCAGCCCGGTCACGACCGTGTTATCAGCCTTCGTAACCTTCAGGCCGAGATTACAGTACGTATCTATCAACAGCTCGCCGTCCGTGCCACGAGCCTTCTGTGCGGCGGGGTCAATGACACCGTGAATCCACGGACCGCGGCGGTTGATTGCCGCGACATGCACGGCCGGGTCCGCCTGGCCCCGATAGTATTCGTCGTACGCAACTGCAGGGTACCGTTGGTTGCCGGCGGCGTCTTTGAAACCGTTGTCGATATCCCACGCGAACCAGACTACCGCGGTGCAGTTCCAGCCCGGGTCCATCCCGTAGGAGCGCGGCCAATGCATCGGGATATCGAACGGCTGGATCAGCATTACGTCTTCGGGGATCGGGTAGATCGCGCCAACGCCGTGCCCGGGTATCCCTGACTTACGCGCCTGCAGCTGCCACGACGGTATGCCGGCGAGAATCTTCTTCTTCTCTATATCGCTCAGGTGTGGTACGTCGTCCATATCAAGGAATACCGCCTTCATCGACGACTACCTCCTCTTCCTCAGCGTCCCAGCTCTGCGCCGGCATAGCGTCGGGTTCAGGTGACAGGTCCGGCATGAACTTGATCATCAAGTCAGAAACTCCCAGCATCGGGGTCTCTGTCAGTACCAGCGAGCCGTTCGGCTCTCCTGGGACCGTACTCATGAGGCGCAGCGAGCACTCTGCGTATATCTCCAGCTTCGGCTCTTCGTCCAGGTGTATTCGGTCCTGACGCGTACCCTGGAACGCTTCACGTCCCTGGTCATACGACTTAAACTGCAGCGTAGAGATGCCGCCGGATACGTGCCGCACGAAGACCGACTCGAACGCGTCGGCTAGCCCGTGCTTCACCGTCCGCCGCACCAGAAGGTCGCCAGGAATCATCCCGGTACCGTACGCTTGCTCGACGCCCGGCTTCCCGCAGAATTTTTCTTGCAAAATATCGCGCGTATTCTTCGCGGTGTCGGTCGCCACCCACATATCGATGGGGCGGCTGTACTTTCGTCCGGGCCACCAGTCCGGGTAGAGCCCAGTGAGGTGCAAAGTGTCCGCGAAGCACCCGCAATGTGTCTTCCCTGTCCGGTTTCCACCGAATAGTGCTATCTCGTCGTCGACCGCCTCCAAAGCGAAGAACTGCATCTGCTTAGGGTAGTGTTTCCGGCCTAGCGGGCAGTTCTTCAGCGCCGGGTGGTCAGTCGGATCCTGAAACCAGGTCACTATTTGGGTCTGATCCTGCGTCTGCGCTCGCTGGCTCAGGATCTGTATCAGTTTCGTCGACTCTTGTAGGCTCAGCGAGCTGATATTCTGCTTCTTCAATAGGTTCGTCAGAGACTCCGGCAGCGGGGAGTAGACCCTGTCGATCAAATCTTGATAGCAGGTGGGTAATTTGCGCATGTGCCTGGTCCAGTGAGAGGTTCTGCTTGACGTTCAAGTCAACTTTCATGTTCTCGCCGAACTTTTCCGGGAAAAGATTCGCCGCGATACGTCCGAGCATGCGCGCGTCACCTTTCGTGGCGGCCGCGGACGCTGCGTGGTCGAACACGTTTCGCGCTACCTGCGCGGCATCGTCAAACTCGTGCTGAAACTCTGCGTTGTTAGACAGTTCCCGATGAAACTGCACGTTGGTGGCCCCTACCGAGCGCAGTGCCTGCTTCATGTCCGCGGTGTTCGCATACGTGAGCAAGAAGCTGCGCCTCTTGTCGTACGTCCAGTCGAACTCGTCGGTAACTTTTTGCGTGCGCGCGATGCCGAGGCTCTCTTCTAGGCGGTTCACCGCGTCGCGGAACGTCGTGTTCCAGCTCAAAATCGCCAAAAATTCAGACTCGGAGCGCCCGAGCGCGTCGGCCGCCTCCGTGAAGTCTTTTAGCTCCGCGTACTTCTCCAAAAAACGCTTCTCGGAGGTGTTCGGTACAGGTGGCCCGGCCGGCGCAGTGTCTTTCTGGGTGTACTTGCGTCGTCTGGCTGCCTCAAGTTCCGGTACACCTTTGCCGTATACTGGCAGGAGCCCCTGCTCGATGCGGTAGCAGTCAATGCAGATGCTGCCGTTCTTAACGTAGCGCGCGGCGCGGTGCCCGGTGACGCATGACTCGCCGGTCCAGAAGTGTTTCCAGCCGCGCGCCTTCGCCTCAGCGAGTGATACGAATCGCGTCGGGCGGTGGTTGTACATGTCCGGCTTACCGTCACGCAACGGCGCGACGCTCTCCGGCTTTATCTTCGGCCACCTACCCCACGAGCGCTGCGGCGCGAAGGGTGTCGCCGCCTTCTCCATACTGCCGAGCTGTTCTGCGTCCGGTACATTCTGTCCCATACGCTAGGCGCGGTGCCAGTCCTCGCTTCCTGACATAAAATTTCCGTTACGGTCGTAGCCGGCGCTCTGCTGCCACATCAGGCACGCGTCGAGTGACTCGTCTGGGTCGATGGAGTAGATCGCCTTTTGCCAGACGAAGGCGAGGTCGCCGATGCCTGGGAAGCCGACCTTGTCGAAGTCGACGAGCGTGATGTTGCGGAAACTGAATTCTACGACGTCGCCCGGCTGCACTTGGATCGGAATTATGGCCCCTGTCTCAGCACCATCTTCAAACCAGAGGGTCTTGCCCGAGAGCTTGCTCGGCGCGAACTTCATCACGCGGCCGTCGGCGCTGAGCACGGGCGGCCCGTCGCTAATCTCTTGCTTGAACGCGACCTTGCGCCGCTGGCGCCGGCCGTAGCCGACCGCGATCACAACGCCCTTATTTATCTCGATCCCTGGCGTCACCAGCGTCGGATGAACGTAGGGTAGGATCTTTACGAGCACGCGGTCACGTAGGACGCGCACGCGTTTGCCGACGTCTTCTAGCTCCTCTGTGAGTATCATAGCGGCGCCACCTCAGTCTGCCTCTCTATGACGCGCGAGTATTCCTCTTTCACCGGACCGATGATAGCGTCGACGTCGGTGTCCCGCATCAGGCGTACTTTCTTCCCAACACCAAAGTCAGCATCCATTCCTGCGGTGGCGGCGAAAGCGACTATATCGCCGACCTTCGTCTCCATAGGTGCGCGTTCGCCGTACTGGAGCATTCGTCCAGGTCCGGCCGCGACCACCTCTCCTCGGAGCGTTCTTTGCCAGTCGGGGAGTTTAATTACTCCTTCCGCCTTGTCCAGGAGCGCCACCGCGATCAGATCGTCGAGCAGCCGCTGACTAAAATCTATCTTAGACATTTTCGTACCTCTCACCTTACGAAATAAAAATTATGTCGCAGCCAATTTCCTGCCGCTGCCGAAGCTCTAACGGGATCCAGGATCGTCATTGGCTGCCGCCTGAGTGCTACTCAGGTCTTCAGATCAATATGTCAGCCCGCTCACCGTTGCGAGCGCACACAGTTCGATGATCGCGATCACCGCGGTCGACGTGAACGGCTGCCCGGTCACTGAGTCGACGGCCGTGAACTGCATGCCTACCTGGCAAAGCTGCGACCCTATGTACGGGAACGTCATGTTCCACATCGACGCGAGGCACTGCAGGTACATCGACGCCGCGAACGCCGGGTACGTGAACGGTGCGCCAACGGTGCCGATAGCGCCGACCGCGTTCAGCGTCGCCGGGCCGGCCATCACCACACTGTTCGTGATATCGTCTATCTCGATACTGATCGAGGTTGGCACCACGGGCGTGTTCGTGTGGTCGACGAACTGCAAGTCCATGAAAATATCCGTGCCAGGGTACGCCTTGACGTTGGCGTACGGCAGGATAGGTGAACCCTGGAGGTACCTATTCCCTATAGGCACAGGCTACCGCCAGGAGCGGTCGAGTCGGATGCCGCAGTAGCAGACGCCCAATCGGATCTGTTGGAGGATGATCATCGCATCTTCTTGAATGAGCGCTCGCCGCTCGGCCCGCGGAACTCGTGGGGGTGCTTACCCGAGAGAACGTGCTTCGTTCGCTCGTGCACCGCCGTGTGCTCTTTCGTGCTGATCCGGCCCTCAACCCAGTCGTCGGTCGCGCGACGCAGAGTGTGCTTCGCGTTCTCTTTGATCAGCTTGCGGTCAGAGACCGGCTTCGGCGCCTGGTAACTCGCCAGCTCGCCGTGCTGCTGCGCCGGCTCCGTGACGGAATGTTCACCGCCCGTTACCTTCTGGTCACCGCGACCTTTCTTGGTCTTTGGCTTCACGGCGCGCTTTTTATCTTGACCTTTCGGGGTCTTGCTGATGCCGAGGATCGCACCGAGCATTGGGGCTATATCAGCCATCTATTTTCCTGTCCGCATGTAGTGGTCGGCCTTCTCTCCGTGAGATTTGCCGATGTTCGGGTACTTCCGGTGAACGGCCGCGCGAACGCGCGCCTCTACCGGCTTCCCGCTGGCACGAGCCAGCGCGTTGCGCGCGTGGCTCGGGTTCTCGATGGGGTACGAACGGTCGGGACCGGCGAAGTTCTTGCCGGAGATTTTCTTTCGCGCTGCCGCGTTCAACTTAGCCATGTGGACTCCTAGGCGCTCGGGCCGAGATGGAACCATACGCCGTACTGCTGGCTCCACTGAATATTGTACTGTGTCAGCGCGGCCAGGCTCGCGGGCGCGTTGTTGACGGTGGCGCCAGTTAGCGTGAGCGCGGTCACCGCGTGTGTGCTATAGAGCGTCACGACGGTGCCGTCGTTCACCTGCGCGGTCGGCATCGTGAGCGTGAGCGTAGCGAGCGTCGTCGCGGGTTCGAGTACGACTGTAAGCTCCTGCGCGCCTGCCGCGGCAGGAGGATTAGGCAATGGTACTGTAGCGCCGCTGACCGGTGAGTTCAGAAAAACGAAACCTTGCTGGGGTGCTGGAGCGCTTGGCGGTGTGAATACTCCGCCGATGTACGTGCCGCCTATCTGCGCGTTCGGCTGCCCGAGCGCGCTCACCAATGTGTTCGGTGCAACGTTGAACGGCGTGACGCCGTCCCACTCCACCATGTTGATTACAGTCGTCGACGGGTTGACTACTGCGTAGAGTTGGATAGTCATAGCTAGAAATACGTGGTGACAACTACAATGCCGTTGCCGCCTGCGGCGCCAGCGGCTGCCGTCGAAAGCCCTACCACCGCCGAACCGCCGCCGCCACCGCCAGAGCCATTTATGCCTGCGCCTCCGGTCCCGGCTGCACCTGTTATAGCCGATCCCCCACCCCCGCCACCCGCTTCAGCGTCGAAGTATCCGGAGACGAATGTCGGCGAATTGCCCGCCGTAGCTATGGCGCCGGCCGTACCCCGCTGAATATTCGCCGCCGCCGATCCTGTCCATCCGCCGCCGCCGCCGGCAAATGCGGTAGGCGCAGCCGCGATGCCGCCTCCCGCACCGCCTCCCCCCGAACCATCGAAAGCAGTCGAAGTGTTGACTGAACCGGCGGCACCTGAAACACCCCCGGAGCCGGCACCGCCACACATTGGCCCTGTGGGTAATGCGGGCGAAGCTCCAGCTGTACCAGCGGATCCGGCAGCGAATCCGGCAGCGGGTCCAGCGCCGCCTCCTTGCGTGCCGCCTCCACCGCCTCCGGTTGAATTCGCAGCACTTGCGCCCCCTGTCCCCCCTCCGCCACCGGGTGCCTGCACCCAACTTCCAAAAGAGGAAGTACCCCCATCACTGCCGTTGCCGCCTGCGCTCGACGATCCTGCTGCCCCGCCTGCGGCGCCTGCCGCTACCGTGACAATTTCCGTACTACCTAAAATGGAAGTCGGAAAACTACGTTCATACCGCGTAGCGCCACCGCCACCAGCGCCGCCGCTAGAAGCTGTTCCAGAAGCCAGCTGCGCGCCACCACCACCGCCGCCCCCTGCGCCTATTATCAAAACCGTGGTTATTTTTGGCGTCCCGGCTGGCTTTGTCCATGTACCGCTAGAGGTGAACGTCTGTAAGTTCGTGGGCTCGGTACCAGACAGCGTGACCGTAGGGCCACCGCCGTTCGTGACGGTGATCGAGCCGTCAGTGTTCTGAATAAGCGAGACGGTGCCGGACCCTGTTCCACCACCAGCGAAACGGAGACTCACGAACCTTGCCCCGGCGTGAACTCAAACCCTGACGCAGAGCTTGCGATAGCGAACGAGTCGCACGGGATCTCGAAGGTCTCCACGCTGTTGGCCAGCATCGTGATGGTGGTCGGTGTGCCGGCCGCTACGGGCGCGGCGCCGCCCAGCGCCGTCACGGCGGCGGCGGTGCGCCCCCACGAGAACCTCTGCTGTGAGGCAGAGAGATTGATGACGCGGAACATGTACACGCCGCCCGTGTTCTGGGTACCCAACGACGTTGCGGCGTTGACAACTAGAACGGTGGGGCCGGTAGGCTTAAAAACTGTGTCCACAGACATTTTACTTGTAACTCCCGCGCTTACCAGCGCACCACTCGTTTGCGTCGCCGATCATTTCCGTTTCCCCTCAGCCCATTCGTTCATCTCGCGCTTACGGTCGACGCGTTGTTCTTTCGAACGGGCGCCTTTCTTTTTTGCCTCGTCAGCTTTTTCAAACTCTCGCGCTACGGAAACGCTAGGGCCCTTACCGTTCATAGGTTTCATCCCGTGCGCTACTGCGCGCATAAACTTTGCTTGACGAGGTGTGCTACTTGGCACGATGTTGTTCCAGATAGAGCTTGTTACAGCTTCTTGGCGTCGCTCTTTACCGCGGCCGCGTCCGCCTTGACCTCAGTCACGACAGACGCAACGGTCACGGCTTTCTTCGCCTTGTGGATCTGGTACACGACGTACCCAACGACCACGACCGCGGTAACGATACCGGCAACGATGACGTTGCTCACGTTAGCGCTCCGTCAGCGCTTTGTCGCCGTGCTTGTCGCCGCGGCCCTTGACCGCGTCCTGGTACATCGACCGGGCGGCGTCCGTCAGCTCACTGTGTAGCGAGCCTGAGTCGGACTGGTCCATCCGGGTCGTGTCGACGGTGCGCTCAGCGACGCGACCGTGCGGTCCCGGCAGGCGCTTGTCCTTCCCGCCGTACGTATCTTCCACGCCGGCCGTACGGCCCTTGACATGCTTCTCCTGCATGTTCGCCTTCTCGTCCCCGAAACCTTTGCTACCTTTAGCCATGTGAAGATCCTCTCTGTTGAATTGAAAAAATTACGCGCCGGTGCTCAGGAACGCGCCAACGCTCTGCATGGTGACCGTGGTCGGTGAGTTTATCGTGACCACGAACACGCGCGACGTAACGGTCGCGATGGTGTTGGTGCCAGTAATCGTGACTCCGGTTCCGCCCGTGAGCGTCATCGTGCCAGAGTTCTGGTTGTTGATCGTCAACGTCCAGGTCATGTTGAACAGGTTCGGGACGCCGGGCGGCGGGTTGACGCCGGCCGCGAACGATCCGAGACCTTGCTTGTATGCCGTCGCCACCGCGATCTGAATCTGCGCGATGATGTTGATCGCGGAGTCGGTAGTGATCGCCGTAGCGGCGGTACCGCTCGCGGTGACGTAGCAATCGCCCGCACCAGCCATAGCCGCCGCAGCTAGCACGGTACCCGTGAGCTGTGTGGTGGCAGTGTACTGCGACTGCGCCAACGCTGAGACTGCGTTGTAAAAATCATCTCGGAAGACGCCCAAAAATGTCATGAAAATATCCTCGCGCTCGTGCGCAGTATCATCAACGCCGCCAACTTATTTGACGGATAAGCAGCAGGCCGTAGCGTGGCTACGACCTACATGAAATTCCTAAACGGCCAGATTGCGGGTCGGGTAACTGATTTCCGGCCACGGTTAATTGTTGTAGTAGGGAATCTTGATCGCCGTGCTGCCGAGATAGGCGATCAAATAGCCCGCGACCTGGGCTGGCAAGGCGCCGGATGCGCCCGTAGTGGCGCTCGCCGCAGTGCTGCTGCCGAGCGCAAGATTCCCGCCGGCTGCGGCGGTTGCGGCTTGCGCCACTCGAAAATTATCGGCCTGCACGTAGTGGTAGAACCCGCCGGTTGAATTGCTGAATTTCGTCAACCCCGTCGCGCTATAGCCACTTAGCACCACGTCGAGCTCGACCGAGTTTGCGTGCGACAGCGTGAAGACGCCATTCACTATGGCGGTCTGCTGTTGATTCGAGAAGATAACATTGTCCGCGAATACATTGCTCTGATCGGGATAGAGCGCGCCGCTTACATTGCGATTTTGGAGCACGACGTTCGAGGCGTAGGTGCCTCCCGCGAAGGCATATCCGGTCGTTTGATAGAGCAGGTGGATGTAATTGCCGCCGAGATTTGTCGACAGTACATTCAGATCGACGCCGGTATTAGACTCGCCGTAGATCTCGATGCGGTTGCCCTCGCAGGCGCCCAGCTGCACGCCACCGGCGGTGTTGCTCTGGGCGACAATCTGCAAGCAGCTATTATTGTTGGCGGCGAGGAAGTTCATCCCCCAGCCGGTGTTTCCGCGGGTGTCCACGCCCGTGAATATATTGGCGTTGGCCTGGTAGCCGCCCGAGCCGGTCAATTTTATTCCGTCCCCGCCATTGCTTACGGTGTGGATGGTGTCAAAGCGCCCTACCGTGCTTTGCAGAATCTCGATCCCGTGGCTGCCGTGGGTGGAGACGACGACATCGCGCATCACGACGTGCCCCTGGGTATTGATCGAAACGCCGACCGAGGCGTCGCCGCCGCCGAAAATGCCGTTGATGGAAAGATTCTGAATCAGACACTGCCCATAAGAAGTGGCCCCGTTATCTTGAATCGTGAGGCCCACCACGTTCGCGTTTTTCGCGAGCACCGACCCCCACTTTGCGTCGCCGATGATGCTGATCGTGTTATTGACGACAAGGTTCGTAATAAATTTCCAGGTGCCGAATGGGATTCGCACCGGCGCGCAGCCCGCGGCCGCGACCTGCTCGGCTTGATTGATTGCGGCTTGGATCGCCGCCGTATTGTCGGTCGCCGCGGTCGTGGCGCCATAGCGGCGGATGTCGCCGTAGTAATAATAATAGTTGGTGGGAACAACGGGCACCGCCGCTTCCGCCCCGCTCTGGGGGTAGAAGAACGCGCCGACGGCAGCCTGCGTAACTGGTACCGCTACGCCGTTCACGAACACGTTGGTGGCGTTCACCGTGCCGGCGCCCTCGTTGCCGCCGGTCGGAGCACCAACAACGATAGAGCCGAATGTCGGGTTAGATGTAGGGTTCGTCGTAACAGGAGAGACGATCTGCCAAGCAGTTCCGGTATACTTCAGTGTGACGAAAATCAGCGGCTGCAGTTCTGCGCCGACTAGCGCTGCGTTGGTAGTGCCAACGATGGCGACGGCGCCGTCCCCAACAAAGTTCAGCGTTGACGGGCCCGTATTTGCGTGCAGCGGGATGAAGCTTACAGTGAGTCCGGCCACCAGCGCTGGCGGGTTCGCTTGCACTGGAAGCAAACTAGAAAGTGCAACTACGTAAGCGTTCGTAGCGCCAGAATCTACCCCGGAAAAATCATACGCTCCGGTGAGCACCGGGATGTTGTTGTACACCTCAGAGAAGTTCGCGTTGATCTTATCGAACGCGCTCTTCGGAGAGTCTCCCTGCTGGCTGTTCGCTGGCGTGGTGATTATCAGTTGCTGCGACATTACAGTTGACTATCCGCAACGCCCGGCGACTCTAGGTCCGCGGTCCATATTTGTTTCGAGCTGTCGTCCGCGTAGACCTGGTCCGCGGTCTGGGTGCTGACGGCGCCGCGCGACATACCGCCCTGCACCGTCACGTTATTCTTCGCGTCATACACAGCGTCAGCTTGGCGTACGGCGCGCGCCGCGTTCGCGAGCGCGGGCAACGGGCCGCCGACCGCAACCTGACCGCCGCCGTTCGCACCCCACCTATCTCCACCGAACCCTGCGGGGGCGAACACGTTCTGGTACGGCGTGAGGTTCTGGCCGCCGCTGGCGCTCGCCACCGTACCGCCTACGTATACCGGCGAGCCGACAAGTATCCCTGGCCCGGTCGGCGTCGTCACTTAGTTGCCCGTGTAGACGGGTGTGGCCGGCAGGACCAAGCCGCTCGCCACGCGCGCGAGCACGGGCTGGGTAATGTTCGCGGCCGGGGTGACGGCCTGCGGGCTGGCGCCACCGTTTTGCGGTATGAAGCCGCCTTGCCCGTAGGTCGAGTCGGCCATGATCACCTGGCCGCGCGACATCTGCGCGAGCAGCGAGTCGGTGCCGGGCTGCGCGAGCACGACCGTGTTCGGGTGCGTGTGGGCCGGCACCTGCCCGTTGCTGACCTGGGTACCGAGCAGCTGCTGGACCGGGTTAAGCGGCGTCGGGGGCTGCACGCCGTTGGGCTGGAACTGAGACTCTTGCGGGTTCCCTTGCATGGTCGACCCGACAGGCGCGCCGCCGGGCTGGCCCGCGCCGTCGCCGGCCGTGTTCTGCATAGAGCTGTTGGGGTACAGGTTAGTCATGGGCTACCCTCCGTAGATCGGCACAGCGCCGCCCTGGAGCGTGAGCGTGTTTACTGGCTGCTGCGTAGACGCCTGGTTCCCCTCTCCCGAAGTCGGACCTTCGGTTTGGTTCGCGCCGCCGGCACCGAGGCTCTGGCCGCCGTTCGCGTCGCTGTTCAAGCTGTCGACGCCGACCTGTGCGCCGGACCCGTTCCTATCACCAATCGACAGCGCCTCCGCCATCGTGCGCCCGCCAGAGGCGCCGGGGCCGGCGCCCACCTGCGTGGTAACGCCGTAGCCCGACCCCTGCGCGTTCAGTGGCAGCGTCGCGCGCGAGGCGGACGCCATTATCGAGTCGCCGCTCGCGTTGTTCGAGTTGGGTGGGAACATACCCACGCCAGGGTTCACGGGCGAGAGCGTCGCCTGTACGGGGTTGCCGGGCTGCGTGCCCTGGAACCCGCCGGTCTGGTTGAGCGGCGTCCCCGCCGGAGTCCCGTAGATGGTCATCCCTGAAACACTCCCGAAAGAATGCCGACGTTCGCGGTCGTGGTCGAGCCGGCGAGCGGGGCGCTCACCACCGACTCGATGTTGGTTTGCGCCGGCCCGGTCGATAGCGCGCCGTTCGCGTTCGCTATACCCTCGACGAATATCTGATTGTTGACGCCCATAGTCGTCACCGCGGTGTTGTTGCCCGCGTTCGGCGGCACCGCCACCCCGAGGCTTATCTGCGCGCCGTTGCCGGACGAGAACGCCTCGTCTAGCGTCACGCCGTCGCCCTGGAGCGCGCTGATGCCGACGCTCACGGCCTGGCCGGCGATGGTCGCGAGCTGCGCGTTGCGCGGGATCAGCCCGCGCGAGCACGCTTCGAGCAGCGACATCTGGACGCCGGTCGCCTGCATCCCGCCCGCAACCGGCGCCGTGGTCGGCTGCTCGATCACTGGCGTCGCGCCGAGACCGTTCTGCGCGCCGAAGCTCGGGGACATCGGCTGGCCCACGACGGGGCCGTGCTGGACGTAGAGTGTCATCTTAGTTCCCGCCGTACTGAGCTGGCGACGCGAGCGCGACCGCCGCGGAGTTCACCATCTGCTTCGGGTCCGCGAGCTGCGCGCCGCCGAAGTTGGTCGAGCTGACGCCGCTCGCGGCCATCACGGCAGAGCCGAGCCCGCCGTTGCCGGAGAGCACGGTCCCAGCGCCCGCGACCGCGGGGTTGTAGCCTGCGCCGCCGGCCGGCCCGGCCTGCACGCCGATCCCGTTCGTTCCGTTCTGCGGGACGCCCTGGCTGATCGCTTGCATCAGGGTCGGGTTCCCGTTCGCGTTGCCGACCCCGCCGAGCCCAGCTACCGCGTAGAGCTGGTTCAGCGAGACCTCGCCGCGCGAGACCGCCGCCATCAGCGACTCGAAGCTGGAGTTGAAGTAGGTGACCGACCCGTAGGGTGCGGGGTTGCCCGCCTGCCCGACAGGGGCGGAGCCGGCCGCGGGGCCGGTGTCGAGCCAGATGGGTGCGCCGGTCGGGCCGGCCGCGGGCTGCGCGCCGGGGGCGGCGCCAAGGTTACCAATCGCCATGAGAGATCCCTCTTGTTCATTTGTCGTCGTCGTTCACGTAACGTGAACAGTGCGGGTCTCTCACCACCCATCAAAATAGCTCAGGGACGACTAGGAGGCGTATCCATCGTGTCGTTCGCTTCTGCTCGCGCCCTGTCCGCGGAGGTCGGTTGGTTTCACTACCGACAAGTTCTTGCCCGGAATACACCGGGCTTCTAGTTATGATCGCTCGGCCTCTAACAAGACCTCTTCCCTCAGTTCGGGCGCGGATTTCCACCGTCTAAGAACGCGAACATCCTTTCGGATTCTGGCTGGCGTGGTACCTACGGTATACCGTTCCATATGCTATGTTGCACCGGTGCCGGCGCCGCCTTGCTGGCGGCTGCGACGGCGGCGCGCAGCTCGATCAGCTCGCGCGCCATCGCCTTCCCCTCGTGCCGGTAGCAGTAGCCGCTACCTTCGGCTACCTGCCTCAGCACCTCGTCAGAAACTTTGTCGTACGTCATAGCCCGGCCGTACGTCATAGCCCGGCCGTTCGCCGTTGTAGTACCACTTCAGCTCTTGCATGTGGCACCCGTACACGCACATCGTGCGAGTACGCGGCGAACGGAAAAAATTCATCATAGCGCTCGGGTAGTGCACGCACGCCCAATAGTGCTGATAGTGCGCCGGCTTCTTCTCGGCGCGCTTCATGCGGTCGTCATCAACGTCTCGCCGGTCATCGGCGCGTCTTCCATCGTTCGAGCGTGCGCTGCACGGTCGCGGTCGCGTTCTGTACCTCGTCGATCCACCACAGGATCTGGCCGTCGATGCGCACAGGCAGCGGCGCCATCCTGCGCGCGAGGAGCCGCCCCAGCTCGCCGTGGCTGCACTTGAAGAGCACGGTCAGGTTCTCTCGGGTGTACATCGCGGCGGCCCCGCCCAGCGGCAGGTTCACGTTTCTCGGCGCGGGTGTTGCCAGCGCTGGGGGCGGGGTCGGGTCGGTCATGTCGGTTCCC